AGAGGTCGGCAGCCGTGGCGTTACGCTGAGTCACATCCTCCATCCCGGCCAGGCGCGCGATCACCTCCGGGAAGATCTCGGCGAAGGTGCGCGTGTTCCCCTCTGCATTCATCAAGGAGATGCCAAGGGTATCGACCAAGATCGCTGTCGTCTTGGATTTCTCGCCCCCGGCCGCCATCTCTTGGTTCGCCGTCTCCAGCGCACCTTGTAACTTGAAGGCGGCCTTCTCCAGCGAGCCGATAGAGCCACCGACGATCTCCATGGCGATCTTCCACTTTTCCGCCTCTTCCTTGTTCATACCGGTGACAGCCATGAGGCGCATCATCTCCTGGGCCCACTCACCAGCCTTGGTCCCTAGCGCCGTGAAGACGCCGACGCCGATGGCGCCCAAGGCAGCGATCCCCGCTGGGCCCGTGGCCAGTGCGCCTAAGCCCCCTGCTATTTCCGTCACGTGCGCCGTCATCTCTCCCAGCGAAGAGTTGGCCCCTCCGAGTTCGCCAACCAGGTCGCCGGCCGCGCTGCCCATACCGTGGAAGCCGCCCTCAGCTTCCTCCGCGCCACTGCCCGCCTCGCGCGCCCCGCTGGCCGCCGCTTCCCCGGCCTCACCAACGCCTTGCAGGTCACCCTGCGCGCCGGAGGCCGCCGCGCCTACGCTCTCCAGACTAGCCCCGTTGATCTGGTCGAGAGCCGTCTGCAGGTTCCCCAGCGAGTCGCCTACCTGGGACAGCGCCTCCTGGGCGTCGCCGGACTCCCCTCCAATGTCCAGCTGGAGCAGCAGTGTTTCGTCAGCCATGTTCGTCTACGTGAACTTCGCCAGCCTCCGGGCCGCGTCCGCCTGCCACTGGCCCTCCTGTTGCGCGTCTTCCCGCGCCTCTCGGCGCTCCGTCAGCACTTCCACCGCCAACCGCATCAGCCGCGTGCTGGCCAGCAGCTCCGTGACCGAGAGCCCACCGCCGAAGGCCAACGCCACCTGTAGCGCGGTCCGCATCAGGTCGTCCGCCTCACTAGGCCGTCCAGCGAGCTCGTTAAAAAAGCGATCAGCCGCACGCTGCCCACGAAGCCGATCTTCGCTGCCTCGTCCTCCGGGATCGCCAGCACGTCCGCCACCAGGCTGCGTAGCTCCCCGCTCTCCAGTTCACCCTCGCCGCGAACGGCGGAGCCGTAGGCGCCGTACCAGCGGGCGATCCTGATGTACAGCATCGGGTCCAGGTCCGTGGACACGACGTAGGTCTTGTCGCCCGCCTTGATGCTCACCGTCTGCGGGAGACTGTCCGTCACGTCCAGGTCAACGGTCTGACGCTTGCTTGCCATTTCCACCTCCAGAGGTATACTTCTGAGACATCAAGGAAATGGAGGGAGTCTCATGCCCAACGAGATGTTTCACGAAATGTGGCTCGGCCTGCAGCGCTTCTGGGCGCTCAACTGGATCGTCAAAGGCTCGATTATGGCGGGAGTCGTCGCCGCCATTGTGCTCATCGCCATCGCAGCCGCCACGGGAGGGTCTAAAGAGAGCACCAAGGGTCAGGATTCCTCGATTCCTGTAACCGGCTCATCCGTTCTCGATGATTTCGCCGGGATCATCGCCCCTTCAGACACATTTCGGCTCGATGGATATTCCATCGACGCTGGGCCGTTCGCCGCAGCCGTAGACCTCACGGTCACCGGCCCATATGCGCAGGCCACCTGCGACGCACTCCGTGTTGGCTCTAGCGCGGAAAAGGCTGCCTTCCTCGCCGCTTTCGTGTCAGGGCTCGACAACACACGCTCCGCGCCGGGCCAACGGGTATATGTGGAAGATGGAGTGAGTGACGCCGACCTAGCCGTCTCGATGTTCATGGACGGCTGCCTGAAGCATTCCCACTGATCAATACGCCACCGACACCGCGTTCTTGACGATCACCTCCAGCGGCAGCGTCGCCCCGCTCTTGCGCGGCTTCGCCACGATCTCCGCCACCGCCACCTGCGCGTCCGGGTTGATCTCCAGCTTCACCACCGTGAACGTCAGCGCCGCCATGTTCAGGTCGAACGTGTGCAGCGGCGCCGCCTGCACCGTGAATAGCGCATCGAACGTCCCCGTGCCCAGCGTGGCCGACGGGACCGTGCCGCTGGCCGTCCCGTAGTAGGCCAGCTGGTAGATGCTGGGGCCGCTGAACACCACGCTCATGTTGAACTCGAACTCCCGCGCCTGCTCCACGATCCCGATCGCCACCAGGCCGTTGGCGAACACCGGCTGCAGGTTCTGGTTGCACTTCATCGAGAACTTCTGCACCTGCCCCTGCAGCGTCGCCGCGTCCGAGGGGCCGGTGATGGTGAACACGCCCTGGTGGAAGACGGCCGGCCCGTTGGCGAGGGCGTCGGCATAGGTCACGGTCGCCGGGGTGGCTTGCTTGACGGAGGTGACCCCCACCAGGTCAGCCGTCAGCAGCACCGGCTTGCCCGTCTCCGCGTCGATCTGCAGGCTGCCGATCTTGCAGTCCGTCACTCGGTCGATGAGGCCGGAGATCGTCGGCGACGCGGTCAGGTCCTCGAAGAACCCCGCCTCCACGGTGAGGTAGGGCAGGTTGTCGGCCAGGGTGATCGTGTGTGTCCACGGATCAGAGGCGCCGGAGACCGCGTCCGCTCCCAGCGCCCACGTCAGCAGTGCCGCGCCTTCGTCGGAGTACAGGAACGTCTGGAAGCTGCCGGCGTAGCCGAACTTCTCCTTCAGCGTGAAGGTGATGTCGCGGTTGTTGGGGTCCCGGTAGTGCCCGAAGTCCTGGCTGGCCACGAACGACTCCCGCAGGAACTTGAAGAACTTGGCCGGCGCCACTGGCGTACCTTGTGGCGTCTCCTTGGCCGCGCCCAGGTAGCCGAGCCGTCTGTAAGCTGTGAATGCCATCTCCTACTCCTCCTCCGGGGGCTGTGCCCCCTCCTCTGCCCACGGCCCGGCGACCTCGAAGTCCTCTCGCCCGTCAGCCTCCTCGAAACGCATGGGGACGATCTCCCCCTCCCGGATATCGCCGTGCTGCGGACTGGAGACGTCGCCGTACCCCTTGCGCCGGCGCGCCTGTACGATCTCGTCCGGCCCGAACCTTCTCTCTTTCCTGCTCATTGGCTCCCTCCTACGAGTTGGTGATCTCCCGGCAGTTGGCCGTCAGCACCGCCTGAAACACCATGAACTGACGGTTCATCTGGGGCGGCGGCTTGTCCATGTCCAGCTCCTCGGCGAAGGCCAGCACCTTCGATCCCGCCAGGTCCGCCAGCCCGTCCAGGTTCCACTTCGTGCGGTACAGCGCTTCCACGCTCAAGATAATGCTGTCCAGCGTCGCCGCGTCCGCTGGGTTCTTGCCGTAGACCACCAGCAGCGTGGAGATGCGCCAGACCTTCTGTTTCACGCCGCCCGTGCCACCGGCCAGGCGCTGCTCTCTGTAACCCAGGTCCCACACGATCGCCCTGGGCGTGCGGCTCCGCGAACGCAGCCGCGGGTACGTCTTCTCCACCACTCGCAGGGCCGGAACGTTGGCCGTCAGCAGCGTCACGACAGCGCTCTTGATGCTGTCAGCGCTCACGCTGTATGCTCACTGGCCCATCCTCGTCAGAGACAGCGCCTGGTACTGCATCGTCAGGTTGAGCGCCTCCGCCCTGGTCAGGCCGCCCTGGCAGAGTGCCGTCATGTAGGCCGCCAGGAGTGCAGCCAACGATCGCGCGCTCTCGATCGCTTGGTCTTTGACCGCCGTGTGCTGGATATCTCCGTCCTCGTACATCACGCCGCCGCCTGCTGCAGGACCTCTTGCCCCACGCGTTTCATGATCTCCAGCACGTCGCCTCGCGCGGTGTCCCAGGCCCGTTCGTGGAACGGGTTCGCCTTCGTCCCTGGATGGAACACGTGCTTGGCGAAGGTCAGTTGGCCCTCGGCGTTGTAGAAGGCCAGCGCCTTCGCCCGCACCGGCCATATCTCGTGGGGCGCCGTGTCGTTGACGACGTACTGCGCGTAGTCGATCGCCCGAAACTCCAGCGTGATGCCGCCGGAGTAGTGCGCCTGCTGCACGGCCCGGATGCTGTCTCGCAACGTTCCCGGCCGCTTCCGTGGGTCGGGGCTGTTGGAGACCGGCGCTTCCTCCCGTAGGGCGTAGATCATGACGTCCTTCACGTCGCCGGCGATGCGGCCCAGCCCTTCGTACACCCCGCGCTCGGCCAGCTGCTTGAACTTGGCTGCCCGGTCCGCCAGCGATGGCTTGACCGTCAGGATGATCTTCACGCTAGAACCGCCTCTTGTACTTGTTGATGGCGTCCTTGATCCGGTCCCAGGCCCATGACGGCACCACCTGCCGCGCCGTCTGATCGTTCACGTCCAGCGCGGCGTAGCCGGCCGACGCGAAGAACGCCGTCAGCAGGATCACCGCGTACTTCACGTCGCTGGGCACGGTGACGTACCCAGAGTCGTAGGTGAGCTGTATCTCGCCCCAGTCCGTGCGCCGGAACGGGTTGACGAAGGGGATCACGATCCGCCGCAGGTCCTGCAGGCTGAAGTCGGTGGTGGCAAACTTTCGCTGGTTGCTGAACGTGTCGCTGGGAGTCGTCCGGTACAGAATCTCGGCCACGCTGATGATTGGGGAAAAGCGCGGGTAGAGCTGCAGCCCTCTATCTCCATCCACCGAGCACCAGATGGTGCCCACTTGCATCCTCTCCACCCGCGTTTTCTGCCCGATCTCCTGCCGGCACTGCGCCTCGAACCAAGCCGCTGCCTGATCGACGAGCGTGTCCAGCTCGGCGTTGGTGTAGTCGTTGTCCTGGGCCGTCGACTCGATGATATGGGCCGCTTGGTACTCGGCCCGCGTTAGCAGCAGGTTGGCCACGGATTACGCCTCTGCCGGTTCCCCTTCGGTCTCCGCCGTCTCCGCCGTCTCCGCCGCCTCCGCCGCCTCCGGTCCTGTCTCGGTCTCCGGCTCGTCGGCCTCGTCGCCGCCCGTCAGGTACGCCACGCAGTCCGGGCAGTCCAGCCGCCCGCTGGGCGTGTCGTGTGGCCCGCAGCCCTCGCGCACGAACGACTCCACGTCCTGCCCCAGCTCGAACACCGCCGCTACTGCCGCAGCCTCGTGTCCGGCCTCCGGGGCCGGTTGAGACGCCCGTCTCTTCGCTGGCTTTCGCTTCTTCTCCGTCATCGAAGTTCACCTCCACAGCGCGGGCACGGCCTCTCGCCAAAGCAGGCCAGCTGCTCGAACCCGCACTCGCTGCATGACACTGACGGCACCCGCTTTGAGGCCAGCGAGTGCTGCCGAGAGCCGAACCGTCTCAACTCCGTCGCCCCAATCTCCTCCAGGTGGTCCGGCCTCTCGACATCTATGTACCCGTCCCTGGCGTCGTAGCGGGTGCCGTCAGGCATGTCTAGGCCCGTGCAGACCGCCGAGGGCATCTCTACACGGGTCATCGTTGTTGCAGTCGCCTCTTACTGCAGGCGGCCTATCGCCGCGTCTGTCTCCTTGGCGATCCCGTGGATCACGCCCTGGAACGTCGGCGCGTACTGCACCAGCGCCCCGAACCAGATGATGCTGGACTCGTAGCGCAGCGATGTCATCGGCCACGACAGCTGCAGGTAGTCCTGCACGTTCGAGACCTCCATCGCCTGGTTGGAGCCGTACTGCGTCGGGAACGGCAAGGCGTAGGTCATCAGGACGGCGTTGCCCACGGGCAGCCAGGGGTGCACCGTCAGGTCCACGCTCTTGCCCGTGACCTCGTTGAATATCTGCCGCACGACGGTGCCGGCGATGGCGCCGCCCTGCGGGTCGAGCATAATCCGGTAGGGCAGGCTCGCCGCCGTCAGCAGTAGATCGCTGATCGTCTTCCGCTCACGACCGTTCACCCAGACCTCGTCCGGGTTCCCCTTCACGCTGTCCCACAGGCTGGCGAAGGCGTCCTGCAGGAAGCTGACGGAGCCACCCACAGGCTTGGCGTTCAGCACCTTGCTGTAGCCGCCGTTGGCCTCCGCGAACTGCATGAACCCCTGGTAGTTGTTGGTCGAGCCAGTGCCGCCGCCCGTCTCCGCTGTCGGAGAGGTCGAGCCAGCGGCCACGCGCCCATCAGCGCCCAGGGTGAAGATGTTGTAGCCCGTAGTCCCGTAGGCGAAGCGCGACGCATCGCCCGGATCGGCGCCACCCGTGTCAGCCAGGGAGGCGTACACCCGGAACGCCAGGGCACCGGACACAGCCGGGACCGTGACATCGATGACTCGCGTCGCGGCTGCCGCGATGTTGACCGTCACCGCGGCAGAGGCCGCCGTTTCTCCGAACGGCCCGACCGCGGTTACCTTGATGTAGACGTTGGCGCCGCCGGCGCCGGTGCCGACGATGCCCGTCTCGCCGGTCACAACGGCCCGGGCCACGCCTGTTGGCGCCGCCGGCGCGGACAGGGCGGAGTTGCGTCCCATGAGCAGGGCCAGCTCCTCCACGTTGAAGGCGGTCTGCAGGAGCTTGGTCGCCGATAGCGCCCGCAGGTCCATGAACCCCTCGCCCGCGAACACCGACGGCATTGTTACGGCGTCGTACAGGGCGTGGAAGGCGTAGGCGATGATGCGATCTGCCGTCGCGAAGTTGACCGCCGTTCCGCGCGCCGCCTCCACGTTGCCCGCCGCCAGCGGGACGTTCGTGCTGACGGCCGGGTTGACGGCCAACATGCCGCCCGTGCCCGAACCGCTGATGCCTGTGATCAGCTTGGCCAGCTTGGACGCGCCCACGCCCCTGACGCGCGGGAGCTTGTTGCGGATGGGCGAGTAGACCGGGTACAGCTGGCGCGCCGGCCCCTCCAGGTCGAACAGGGCGAAGCCCGCCGCGCCTGGAACCGGGAAGTTACCGCTGCTGAAGGCGATCTCCTTGCCCAGGTCGGACAGGGCGCCTCGGATCAGCTCCATGTCCTGGTTCAGGCTGGGCATTCCGCCGCCCGCCCACTTCGCTATCTCCTGACCGCCCGGACTCAGCCGCTCCAGCGGTGTGGGCTGGGCCACGGCCGCCTTGATCTGGTCGGCCACGGCCACGGCCTTCTCCAGCCGCTCCGCGGTCATGCGATGGTTGTCGCCGTAGAGCATGTGGGCCACCGCTCCCACCAGCTCGGGACTGTGTGTCATCGTCGCCACTTCCTCTTCCTCCTCATGAAAAGGAGCCGCCTTCACAGACGGCTCGCGGTTCTTGCTGCAACTGAGCGGCTAGGTCGCTGGCGCCTCCGGGTGAGCGGCCAGCCACTCGTCTGCGGCCCGGCGAACGCTCGGCTCAGCGCTCTTGGCGAGCTCCACGTAGATCTCCCGCTGGCCATCCTTGCCGCCCTCTTCGGGTCGGGGCTTGGCCCCTCCGACGTAGGCCCCGCCGAGCGCCGCGCGCTTGCCCATCTCGTCCACGTCGGTGACGACCTTCTCCAGCTTGGCCTCCAGGTCCTGGACCTTCTCCGCCAGTCCCTCTTCGCCCTCGCCGGGGATCGCCGCCTTGACCAGATCGGGCAACGCCGTCTTCAGATGCTCGTCGACGGTGTCGATGATCGCTTGCTTCTCCATGTCGGTATCCGCCTCCTTCTCCGCGATGGCCGGACAGACGTCCGCCATCTTACTCGCCGTGTCGTGCAGCGACTGCAGGTACGTCTTGTTCTTCACGCTGAACTCCGCGACGGCCTTGGCCAGCTCGGGATCAGCCGTCTTTAGGCCAGCCGCCTGCGAGGCAGCGTCGTAGACCTCGTCCCATAGGACAGACCGCAGCGCGTCCATCGCTTCGGCCAGACTTCGGAGCGTCCAGGAGTTCTCGTCCGGCTCAGCGGCCTCCAGTTGCATCAGCTCCTTGAGGATGTCCAGCGCCTGCTTGGCCAGCTGCGCATGGCGCGTCTCCTCCGGCGCACTCACGCCCTCCTCCTGCTTCTTGGCATCAGCAGTCGCTATCTTGTCTTTCTCTTCTCCCACGTCCTCCTCCTTCGCATGTGCCTTCAGGTGCGGTAGGGCCTTGTCGCCGAAGTCCGACTGCGGGGCCCGGGCCAGGGCGTTCCGCAGGTGTGGCAGGTCCACGTCCCCGCCGGCGCTGTGGTGCGGGAAGTGCCGCAGGCTGCGCGGCGTTGTCTTCCCGTCATCGTCCTTCTCGCCGCCCGCCTCGATGTAGGCGAACGCTGCGTCCGGCAGGTCGTTGATGTAAGCCGCGTCCCACTCCGCCTTCCTCACGTCGGCCTGGGCCGCCAGCGCCTTGTCGATGTCGGCCCGCTTCACCAGCGTGAACTTCGCCGTCTCATTCGCCGGGTGGTCCACCAGCGACACCTCCACGATCCGGCCGCCCTTGATGCGGCCGCCCTTGGCCTGGGCGTCGGCGACGGCCACGGCGCGCTTGATACCGATGGAGTAGCCCTTGTAGACCTGCTCCCGCACCTTCTTGATCGCCTCTGCGTCGACCACCTTGGCGCCAACGTAGAAGCCGTCGTCAGCAGCCTCGTAGTCCTTGGCGACGCCCACCGCCGACGGTTGGTGCATCTCCCGGATGTTGCCCCAGTCGCGATACCATTCCGGCAGCGCCTCGGACAGCCATCCCGTGTCGCATATCTGCTGGTCCAGGTCTATGCTGTCGTCCGCCACCTTGCCGTAGACGTACAGACTCCCGTCGTCGGCCTCGTCCACCTTGACGAATGGCGCGTACACCAGCTTGTCGATATCCGCCGTCATCACTCCTCCTCGCCCTTGCCACCTTCGAACGTCAGCCAGCAGCGGCAGTTCGGGCCGCCGTCGCATATCTCGCCGAAGTCCCCTTCGCCGGGGAACCCGGGCAGCGTGTCCTCCGTGTACTCTTCGCCGTCGCGGTCGCCGCACAGCTGGCACGTAGCTTCGTCGCCCTCAGCGTGCCAGGTGATCGTCGCTTCCTTCCCTGCGCTGGCTGCACGCCCGCGCTGAAAGCCGGCCCAGACTCCACCGCCGTACAGGTCAGCCCGTGAGCTGATCGCCTCCGCTGTCATGCCGGCCGCTACGGCCGTCGCGACGTCCTCCAGGTGCGAACCCTGGTCTTTGGCGCTCTCGTCGGGCCAGCTGCCGGCTTCATCGCCTCCGCCCAGCCCGTAGGCGTCTGCATAGGCCGCGCCCAGGGCCGCCGTCGCCTGCTGCTCGAACTCGTCCTCGTCGATCTCGCCGGCCTCCAGTTGCTCCGCCAGCTCCGCGATCTGCTGGCTGACAGAGGTCTGCAGTTGCTTCGCCTTGGCCGCGTTCGTAGCCGCCTTCACCAGGTCAGCCGATCCTGCCAGCAACGCCGTGTTCATCCGCTTAGCCAGGTAAGGGGTCACCGTCTTGAACTGAAAAGGGCGCTCTGTCCGGCCCTCCTTCAGGCGGCGCGAGGCGAACCGCTCGAACGCCGCCAGCTCCTTCGTCCCAGTTTGCGCATCTCCCGCGTCTGGCGCTGGCTCCGCGCCATCTTGCTGATCGCCGGGGACAGCGCTCTCCGCTCCCTGGCTCTGCAGGTCCACCACGCGCAGGGGCACGGCGCCTTCCTTCGTGCGGAAGATCGGCTCGTTCGCGACTGCCTCCGGACGCGCGTCCAGCCCGATCCCCTCGCGCACTTCGTTGATCGTCTTGGCGCCCATCCCGCTGTAGATTTCGTCTATCTCTGCTCTCAGCTTGGCGTCCTCGTGCTCCAGCCCCACGAAGCGGAACACCAGGTCCGGCTGCCGGAAGTACACTCGGATCACCCAGGTGCAGAAGTTCTCCCACCAGCGCAGGTAGGGCCGCAACGACTTCCGCCACTGCAGGTTCTCCTGCTGCTCGCCGAAACCTTTCCCGCCCAGACCAGCCTTCGGTTCCAAGCCGAACTCGCCGGAGGCGATGTTGAACGCCATCGCCACCAAGGTGGCCAGCCAGTGATCCAAGTCCGTGTCGAAAATCGGCGGCTTCATCGGGTGCGGCTGGGTGTCGTGGGGGATCATCTTGATCCGGTGACGCCAGCCCGGGTCCGCCGCCATTAGCGAGTGCAAGGCTCTCTCGTAACGCTCGATCTCGTCCGGCGTCCATCCATCGCCCGCTTCCAGGAACATCGCCGGCACGTCCCCGTCGGTGTAGTAGGCCTGCCACCACAGTTGGCGCTTGAGGTAGGTGACGGCGCTCAACGCCACCTGTTCCGTGGGCGGATATCCCCAGATGCTCTGGGCTCGGACGTTGAAGATCTTGTAGGCCAGCTGCTCCGCCTGCCATTGGCGCTCCGGCTCGTCTGGGGTGACTGTGTATTCGGAGCGGGCCACGCTGTAGATGAACTGCTGATAGGCCGGCGCCGGCGGTTGCGGCCGGCCGCCGCGAACATCGATCAGCGGCTTGATGAGCGTGCCGTCCAGCACCTCCAGCGCGAACAGGTCGCTGCCCAGCGGCCCCTCGCCCGTCGCCAGCGTGGGGTGCGGGTAGATCGCCAGGGCGTCCACCACTAGCACCTCTTCCATCGCCTCTCGTATCCACTCGTCCCAGAACAGCCCGCGCACACGGTCCGGCCGCTCGAACCAACGGCTGATCTCCCGCTTTTCGTCCTGCAGATGGTCCTTGCCTTTGGTCTTCAGTAGTGAGTCATCCTGCACCTGAATGTCCCAGTCCACCGATGACAGCTCACGCTTGATTAGCTCTACCGCTTTGCGCACGAGGTCCACGTTCTGAGCGATCGCCCGCAGCACCTGGAAGCTCACCGGCTCCAGCGCCCGCGGCGGCGTCGGCAGGTTCCAGCCGCTGGGGTACTCCCAGACGCGTGGCTGTGGCATCCCCGTCCTGTCGGAGGCGCGGTCGATAGCAAACGGCAGAGTGGGCGCGTGCGGCCCGAAGGCGTCCGACGGAAAGATGTCTGTCGGTCTGGGCAGCGCCTTGCCCATCGCCCGGTCCACCTGGTACTGCCCCACCGTCAACGCCAATGCGGCGGGCGAGAGGTCATACTTCCCCGGTGTCGGCGTCACCAGCGCTTTGATCAGGTCGCGTCTGGCCATCAGTGCACCGCTACCCTGACCTGCTTCAGCGCCCGTTCCGCTTCCCGCTTCGCTTCAATGATCTCCTCTCCGGTCATGAACTTCGTCTGCACCGTAACCAGGTAGACCCCCTGCTTGCAGCGCCGGCACTTGTAGCCGGAGTGTCGCCGGTCCACCTCAGCGTCCGGGTGCGGGCACACCTCCGGTTCCGCGTCGTCGGGAACCAGTAGGCCGCTCTTCCGTTGCTGCATCAGTCCAGATAGATGATCTGGTCCCGGAAGTCGCGAAAGAACTCCGGGCGGTACTCGATCTCCAGCAGCCCCTTCAGCTTGTCGTGCTTGCCCGTCGCCACGTAGGGACAGGTGAAGGCGTGATAGCCGGCGCAGTGCGCGCAGCGGTCGAGCTTCGAGATCGCCTCTCTCTCCTCCGGCGTCAGATCAACGTCAGGCTTCCTAAACAGCCTCATCGTCATCGCCTTTCCTGTTCTCGGCCCCGCAGTACTGACAGCGTGTCACGTCCGTCCCCGGGGCAAAGTACACCGGCTTGGCGCAGGAGCTGCAGGGCGGCGTCCGTTCCTCCATCCTGGACGCCCAGTCCTCCGTCCGGCTGGGCGCGAACGCCAGCGCCAGCGCGTCGGCCAGGTCCGGCGACCGCAGACCCCGCTGCTTCATCTGCTCCTTCTTCTCGAGGACGGTCTTGCCCTTGAGGTTCACCGCGAACTGACGCGTCACCAACTGCTGCCGCAGCTCCTCGTTTCGTGGCAACGCCAGCCGGCCTTGCTGCATCAGCTTCCGCACGGCGCCCCAGTACACGCCCGTGTTGTTGGCGTACCAGCGATCGCCTTTGCCGCCGAACGTGCAGGCCATCGGCGTGATCGGCGCCGCCGAGTCCTCGCGTGCGATGAGCCGCAGCATGTCAGTCACGCCGCCGCCCAACCCGTCGTCGTCGACCCGCAGGATCGCCTTCTCGCCCGGCTCAACGTGGTCCTGCGCCACCTGTAAGGCCCAGGCCGCCACCTCCGGGTTGCTCAGCCCGTACCGGCCCTGCAGGAAGATCGTTTTCACACCGCGCCGGGCAGCGATCGCGCTCTTGTCCTCGCCGTAACGGGCGACGTCGACGCCGATCTCCAGCGGGCCCACCGCCGCGGCGCTCGCCCAACGCTCGAACGCTCCATCCACGAGTTCCGGCGCAATAAACCCCTTCGCCTCGCCTCGCGGCGGCAGCCCCAGTACACGCACGCGGTAGATATCGGAGTCGCGGCCCCACGTCTCCTGCATCTCCTGCACCCAGCCGGCGCTCACGCGCGGGCTCTCCTCCGCGTTCACCGTGATCCCGTGCCAGCGCCAGGAGTTGCGGCCCAAGGCGTCGACGAAATAACCGGTGGGCTGTGTCGGGTTGCCCACCATCAGGCAGCGCGCTCGCTCGCTCGTCAGCGCGCCGTCCACCACCGCCATCGTTCCGTCCGGGATCCCCGACGCCTCGTCGACCACATACAGCAGCCGTTCGTCATGGAAGCCGGCCAAGCCCTCCGGTCGATTGGAGACGCGCGCTACGGCGAAGGCGCCGGGTACGCCGTTGACCGTGATTCTCGTCGCCGTGTAGGTCACTCCCGCCAGCAGCCCCGACCGTTCCAGCCAGCGCCTCGTTTCTGGCCACAGGACATCAGCCAGCTGGTGCTGCGTCGGCGCTGTGCATGGTACGACCGCGCCGGACACCGTCAGCGCCCAGATCGTCGCCCAGGACGCCAGGGCTGTCTTGCCCACACCGTGCCCGGACCGGACAGCCACATCGCCGTCCGTCAGCGCCTCTAGCGCTTCCTCCTGCCAGGGATCGGGCTCGGCGTGCAGGACCTCGTGGACGAACCGAGCCGGCTGTCGTTGGTAGAAGGCGAATGCCTCTACCGCCCGGCGCTCAGCTGTCGCTGTCCTCATTCTCTTCCGCTAGCTTCCTCGCCTCGCCGATCACTCGGATCAAGGCCGGTCCGCCCTCGCCATCCGTCAGCTGCACCGCCTGCGCAGGACGGCCTTCTATGCGATCCCACACCAGCTTCACGGCCCACTCCTCGCCGAGACGAGCCAAGCGCACGACCTCGCCGACGATAGACTCCCTGTTACGAACGCCATCTTCGCCTGTTTTGCCCAGCGCCTTCCGCAGCAGATCGCTGAGAGCGTTGTCCTTGCGTGGCCTTCCGTGCGGGTTCCCCGACTGGCCAGCTTCCCACTTCGGCATCTCTGTTCCGCGCCTGTTTTACAGGGTTACGGCTCGTGCTCAGT